AGGAATATTTGAAGGAAACAAAAAAATAACCATAAAGGATGCTACTGCTTCTTACTCAACAGACAAAACAATAAACATAACTACTTTAATGCCTGAAATGAAAGTAATAGACTTTCTTACAGGTTTATTTAAGATGTTTAACCTAACTGCTTACCAAAACGATGCAGGAGTAATAGTAGTAGAACCTTTAGACAACTTCTTGGCAGCAAGTAATCAAGTTTGGGATATAACTAAACACCTTGACAAAACACAAACTACAGTAGATAGCGTATTACCGTTTAAAGACATTGTTTTTAAGTATAAAGGAACAGGGAGTTTTTTAGCAAACAACCACAAAGAGTTATTTAATAAAGAATGGGGAGCGTTAGAATATAAGTCTCACGAGAAATACGATGGAGAAACATATTCTGTAGAATTACCTTTTGAGCATTTCAAATACGAACACCTTTATGAAACTGATGGTGGAGTTTTACAAACCACAACAACAGGAGATGGTAATGAAGAAAACAAAGATAGTTTTTTACAGTATGGTTATTCAGTAGACGAAAATCAAGCACCTTATTTGGGAGAGCCTTTGGTATTTTATGCAGTAAGGTCTTTTACTACTATGCGAGTAATAAATCTTGATGGTTCTGCACAAACAACCGCAGTAAATGGTGCTTATATGCCTCTTAACTCTTTAGGAAACTTAAATGTATTTGGTAATAGTATCTATCAAGGTTTAAACTTCAATCAAGAATACGATGAGTACACAAGGGTGGTAAATCAAAAATCTTTATTTGAAACGTATTATAAGAACTACGTTAAAGATATGTTTGATAAACGTAAGAGATTAAAAACGGTAAAAGCATATCTACCTTTAGAAATATTGATTAAGCTAAACCTCGCTGATAAAATAATAGTATTTGATGACATTTATAGAATCAATAAAATAACAACAAACTTTGAGACTAACGAAAGTACATTAGAACTCACTAACATATTTGAAGAGGTTACTTATAATACGATAACCTATGTAGCACAAAACTGTTTAACAGTAGATACTACCCTTAAAACCTCTGATGATTTTGTTCTAACTGCGGATGCGAATTGTAATACCGATTTTGTAATACCTGACCTTACAACAACAGTACCTAACATAGTACCACCTAACGACCCTGACCCTGTTTACGATGAAGTACCACTAACGGTAACTGCACCTGTAATAGAAGAGTATCAAGTAACAGTACCTACTTCTACTTCGGTATTCTTTAACTATAAGATAACAGAATTAGGTAAATTAGGAGATACACCACAGGTAGATGAATATGGATTTGTATATTCTACTTCATTATCGGATATAAGTTCATCAGACGATGTATTAGATTTATTTGCAACAGGCAATGTGATATTTGTACCTTATAGTCCTGTTAATCCAAGTTTTGAAGTACCCAAGATAGTAAACTACGAAAGACCATTATTAACGCATCCTACAACGTACTATTGGAGGTTCTATGCGAGAACTAACACAGACCCTAAACACGGTAGAGCAGATGCTATTTCAGATGTATTTACTGCTTCTACGGTAGCTGCGCCTGTTAATCAATTTAAAAACGGTACAGGAGAATTATTGTCCTCTTATGTGGATTCAGAAAAATACGGATTATTTAGCGCATACGTTCAATTCCTTTCATTAGACCATCCTGATTTGTATGGCACTTATGGGCAGGTAATAAGAACGTGGTTTGATGATTATAGTTTTGATACCTACAAGAAAATCGTAGAATGGCTTACAGGGGTATATGACCCTGAATTAGAAACATTCTACCCATTATCTCATACGTTTAAGTATTTAGATTCCAAAGGGGATGATGGCTATTTTGAAATGTCTGATGTAACAGGAGCGCAAGTAGTCTTAACGAGAAACAGTAGAGGGGATTATAGAATAAATATAACAGGAGGTCAATTTACTTACAGTACAGGAGTACAATTAGGATTATTGGCTGAAACAGGAGACTTTGAAAGCACATCAGGATGATACAAAATATATTAGACTTATTAGAGTTTGCAAGAGACAAAAAATGGAAAGGGCAATACATAGATATTGCTTTAGGTAAAAACAAATATCCTGAATCAATTAAGGAAGCATACAAACAATTTAGACAATGGCAGTAAAAAAGACAATAGAACTTGAAGCTAAAGTAGACAAAGCACAAAAGGATTTAGAAGGTGTAGCTAAAAGCGTACAACGAATAGATGATAATCTTGAAGATGTAAAGGACACTACAGGAGGTGTAGCTAAAGGAGTAAAAGGAATTGGTAATGCTCTTAAAGCTGCAGGGGTCGGTTTAGCTATTGCTGCTTTTGCAAAGTTAGCAGAGGTATTTAATCAAAACCAAAAAGTAGCAGATGCTTTCAATACAGTATTTGAAACATTAAGTTTAGCTTTTAATGACTTCTTTAAGTTTCTTGATGCGAATGTAGGAACTGTTATAGAGTTCTTTAAGGGTATATTTAATGACCCAATACAATCCATAAAAGATTTTGGTTCTGCTATTAAACAAGGATTTATAGATAGATTAAAACAAGGTTTAGAAGCATTAGGATTATTTGGTAAAGCTGCTTTAAAATTCTTTTCAGGAGATTTTGCAGGTGCAGCACTTACTGCTAAAGAAGCATCCAAAGAATTATTTGATATTGTTACAGGAGAAGATGGTGGATATGAAAAAATTACACAATCAGTCAAGGGTGCGGTAAATAGCATAGTAGATTATACTAAATCAACAATACAAGCGGCTAAAGGAACTGTAGAACTAAACAAACAAGCGGAGATAGCTGCAGTTATCAATCAAGGTCTTATTGAGAAGTACGATAGACAAGCTGAACAACAAAGACAGTTAAGAGATGACGAAACAAAGACCATAGAAGAACGTATAGCCGCTAATAATCGTTTAGGGGAGATATTAGATGAACAGGCAGAGAAGATGCTTGAGAACGTAGATATAACGATTAAGGCAGCACAAGCTGAATACAACAAAAACCAAAACCAAGAAAACTACATAGCTTTACTTGAAGCACAAAACGAAAGAGAGGCAGTACTTGCACAAATAGAAGGATTTCGTTCAGAACAAATACTTAATAGAATTTCTTTAGAGAAAGAGGCTGCAGATTTAAAGAAAGAAGCACACGAAAAGGAATTAGAGCAAATAGAAGCTACTAAAAAGGCAGAGGAAGAAGCTGCAAAACTCAAAAGAGAATTAGAGGAACAAAATATGCAGACTGTAAATGATGCTTTGTCAGGAGTAGCCTCTTTGATTGGAGAGAATACTGCATTTGGTAAAGCAACTGCAATTGCCCAAGCGGTAATGGACACTTATGCAGGAGCAAACAAGGCTTTAGCACAAGGAGGACTTTTTGGAGCAATAGGTGCTGCAGGTATTATAGCTACAGGTATTGCTAATGTAAAAAGTATAGCAGACACTCAAATTCCTATGCCTCCATCAGGTGGAATAAGTTCAGCACCACAAGCACCATCGTTTAATGTAGTGGGAGCAGCACCTGAAAACCAATTAGCACAAGTTATAGGCGCACAAGAACAAAAACCTATCAAAGCATACGTAGTAGGAGATGAGGTAACAAACCAACAGGCACTTGATAGAAAGATACAACAGGGTGCTTCACTTGGGTAACAAATTAGATAAAAAACTATTGTATTAATATGAACATAGTAGAACTTATTTTAGACGAAGAAGATGCTATAGGGATTGAAGCAATTTCAGTCGTTGAATCTCCTGCTATTGAGGAAGATTTTATAGCACTTAAAAACCAAGAGTTTAAACTTGCAGAAGTAGATAAGGAAAAGCGTATCTTAATGGGTGCAGCTTTAATTCCTAATAAACCTATTTACCGTAGAAACGAGGACAACGAATATTACATTTATTTTTCAAGAGATACGGTACGTAAAGCAAGTGAACTATTCTTTATAAATGGTAATCAAAACAAATCTACTTTAGAACACCAAATGCCTTTAACAGGTTTAAGTGTTGTTGAATCTTGGATTGTTGAGGACAAAGAAAAAGATAAGACAAGACACTACGATATGGAAGTGCCTATTGGTACTTGGATGGTATCTATGAAAGTCTTAAATGATGACGTTTGGAATAACTACGTAAAGACAGGTAAAGTAAAAGGATTCTCTATAGAAGGATATTTTGCAGACAAAGCAGAAAGACCAAAAGACAAAACTATTAAAGACGATTTAGAAGAAGAGGCACAAGAGTTAGTAGAAGAATTAAGACAAATGCTAAAAGGTGAAGAACTTGAATCTTATGCTGACTATCCTGACGCAGTATCTAACAACGCTAAAAGGGGTATTGAACTAAACAAAAAGGTAAACAACAAATGCGCAACTCAAGTAGGAAAAGTAAGAGCGCAACAATTAGCAAAAAAGGAAGCGGTTACTGTTGAAACTATTAAAAGAATGTTTAGTTACTTATCAAGAGCAGAAGAATACTACGATGAAGGTAATTCAGAAGCGTGTGGTACTATATCTTACTTATTATGGGGTGGTAAAGCAGGTTTAAGATGGGCAGGCGCTAAATTAAGAGAACTTGACTTATTAGAAGCATCTCTTAAAGAACCTTGTCAAGCAGGATATGAAATGATAGGATTTAAAATTAAAAACGGTAGAAGAGTACCTAACTGCGTTCCAATTAAATGAGAGATTACAGAGAAAGAAATCCAAGTCCACAAAACGACAGAAGAGGCTGCCTTTGCAAAGATGGTAAAACCTATTCAAGAAAGTGTTGCGATGGTAGCTTCCAAGCACAAGGTATAGGAGATATAGGTTCACACGACCCGACACCTTATCAAGGTTACAGAATAGCAGGATGTGGTGATGCACACGAACACAACGTACACTATCACGGAACACTTACAGTAGGTGCAGTATATTATATCGTATTAGAAAACGGACACGCAGGATGCCACACAATAATAGAAGAAAGGGATTCTGAAGGCATACACATAAACACCGCTACTTTGTACGATGATTGTGATGCTTGTACCGCAGCAAACTAAAAATATAACAAAGTAATTAATAACTTATTGTAATAAATATAACTTATTATATGAAAGCAACAGATATGTTAAACAAAGTAAAAGAAGTTCTTGGGGTGGAACTAAATGAAGAAACTCAAGAAGTAAAATTAGCACAAGCTACTTTGGAAAACGGAACTGTTATTGAAAGTGAAGATTTCGCTGCAGGAAGTGAAGTGTTCATCGTAACAGAAGATGAAAAAGTAGCACTACCTGTAGGCGAATACACTCTTGAAGATGGAGAGATACTCAAAGTCGAAGAAGAAGGTATTATTGCATCTATAGGAGCAGCAGAAGAAAAAGCACCTGAAGAGGAAGTGGAAGCTGCAGAGGAAGAAGAAATGGGATATGCAACTAAAGAAGAACTTGCAGAGGTTAAAGAAATGATTGAAGAAATCAAAGCTATGCTTGAACCTAAAGAAGAGATGAGTTCTGAAGAAGTTGAAGAAACCAAAGAGGAATTAAGTGAAGAGGTAACTGAAGAAGTGAAAGAAGAAGTTGAACTTTCTATTGAAGAGCCTGTAGCTAAAGTAACTCACAACCCTGAAAAGGAAACAAAAGTAAACTTAAATCTGTATGGTCAAAAGAGAGAAATGACTACTGCAGATAGAGTATTATCTAAAATTGCTAACATTAAAAAATAACAAATAAAAAATGGCAACAACTACATCTATTACAAGTACTTATGCAGGAGAGTTTGCAGGACAGTATATCTCCGCTGCTCTATTAAGTGCTTCAACTATTGAAAACGGAGGGATTACAGTAAAACCTAACGTTAAATTTAAAGAAGTAATCAAAAAAGTATCTACTGATGATATCGTAAAAGATGCGTCTTGCGACTTTACCGCTACTTCTACTGTAACA